CATGTTCAATATCTCTCCTACCATTCTTAGCAGCTTGAGCTTTACTTGCCTGTCTATTAAAGATACCACGCTCTCCACTACCTGATGCCTTTAATGCAGCCCACTCTCTCATCAATGCATCCTCGTCAGGTTTTTCAGTATAGCATACTGAGTTATTAGATAACTGACGTTGCCCATTTAGTTCCCAAAAGTTTCCATCTTTTGCGTGTCTCATTCTATCATCAGTAAGGTTAGATAGTGATATCATTGCTGACCTACGTACACCACCTACAACTACTACCTCTCCTATCTTACACATAAGATCATGACACTCAATAGAGTTAAGTTTTCTTCTCTGGGCAT